TGTCTTGGACTGTATCAGCAATACTCATGCCATGGAACTTATGTGGTATTGGTAATGGACAAATAGTTGAGAAAGGTATTGAGTCAATCTCCTCATTATCCAGTATTATATTACCACCTTTAGTAATCTTTCTTAACTCTGCTATACCATCTCCATCGTAGTCAAGATGTATATAACATTCTTCCAACCAAACTTTTCTTGATGGACCACTACCCTCATCTGCTGGTAGAGAATCATCATCAAAGCTAAATCTTGCTATTCTTTCTTCGTTTAACTCAGCATTTGATTGTGTATAACTAGGTAATTCTTCAACTATTGATTTAGGATAGCCCTCTAAAATTAGATCCGATACTGACTTTTTAACTCTATGACAGACAAAACTAGCATCTTCTACTGAAGTCGCCCTTCTTGATATTAAAAATTCTTCAGGTGGTACAGCGACTACCTTGACTTGTCCATCTACTTTAGTTCTTTTTACTTTAACATCGTGTTCAACAATAGCTGGAGATATTAAAGTACCAAAATCATCGACTTGTTGTTTTTGTATAATAGTTTCTGTGTGTTCTACGACTTCAAGATCATCATTTGCTAGGATTGATTGATACTCAATCTCAGTTAGGTTCTCGTATGTTTCGTGAGATACCTCTTTTTTTTCTTCCCAAAAATGCTTGATAACACCTGTCTTAGATATTAACGCATCTTTAAAGGCATCGTACAAGACCTTAAAGCCGTTATTTTGCTTGTTAAAGACATAGTTGACATAGTCGGTAGCTTGTTGTGCCATTTCGACATCTTCAGGGCCTTGTGGCTCAAACTCAGCGACATTGTTATGGGTTGTAAAAATACGCATTAATGATGGCATAATGTATTCGATAGTATCTCTTACATCAGTTGTAACAATCTCAGAACGACCATCTATCTCGTTACCAAAAGGTTCTCCGAGATAATACTTCATAGCATCTTCTCTTTGATCTGAAAGCTCAGTATTAAAGTCGCCTGAAGCAGACTCTATCTCATTACTCAGTTTTGATGCTAATTCATCATCGGTCATTTTTTTAGCCATTATTTATCCTTATTAAATTTATCTTTAAGTCTTTGTGCTGCTGTTTTTCTAGCTTTTTCATTGTCTTGATTTGCTTTTCTTATTGCTTTTTTATCAGTAAAGAAAGAATCTGTATATCTTTTAATCCTATCTTTATTTTTATAAATCTTTTTACCAGCTTTGATTAAACTAAGTATTGCCATTTATTTTCCGTACCTTTTCTTAAACATCGAAGCTGCTGACATTCCAGCAGAAGGGTATTTGTCTATAAGTTTACCTGCTGGTGTTTTTTTGCTGACTTTCTGAATCATAGAAAGTCCAGGTAAACCACCTAGTTGTTTAAGTAATGGGTGTTTTTTTAATAATTGGTCTAGTAAAAGCATAATTTTCTCCTTACACGACTGCGACATCAGGGCCTAATCTACCCTTTCTATCCCATCGTGATCCTTGTGTTGTTGAATGTCTAAGACTCATAGCTGCATATCTTGTCGCTGCCATTAAGTCATCTTTAAGTTTAACCAGTTTGCCATCTTTACGATGATACATACGATACTCCTCAAACCAGTCATAGAGGGTATTAAATACTTTAAATCTGCCATGTTCCATTCTGTCTAGCATATCCATAAGACCTGCTTCAACCGAATTACCCCCTTTTTTCTCACCAATCGCTGGTGGGTTTTCAAAGTGGAAAGGCAGCATATTAACATAATTATCACGATACTGTTCAGCAAGAGTAACCCCTGAACCTTTATCGTGTTGATAGCCATCATGTGGCCATACTATAGGGATATAGTCGCTACCTTCCCTTTCATTGATATGTGATGCGTGATAGCTAGGTATTTGTTTAGCCATACGATAACAATCGTAAACGTATACAATATCCTTATCTCTATCCCATGCTAACCATACTACTGCTGTAGGGTGGTCATATCCAAAATCTATCGCTGCAATCCTTGCAAAATGAGGGGGTATAGTAAAAGGCTCGATAGCTAGATTATCCTCATCTATAGGAAATACTAGCCCTGATCCTATCATCGGTATGCCTTTTGACCTCATATCACGTTCATGTTGAGGTAGGGCAGCTAAAATTTGTTCTTTCATATCATCGGTTAGATGTTCTGCATCTTCCCAACCTGCTGTTAACAATGACTGTCCTGGTCTTAAATTCGAGGTAAAACTCTGTACTACCTCAGTCATACCTGATTCAGGGGTAAAGGTCATATAGACCTGTCCTTGCCTGTCTAGTGTTCTAGTAATACATTGTGAGTAGATATCTTGGGGTGGTTCTTCATCTAACCATATAAGGTCTAAACTCTCCCCCATAAATTTTTCACTACCTTGTTCGTAGGCTTTAAAGGCTACCCTAGACCAACCTCCTGATTTATGTTTAACCATAACAGAAGAATGAGCATTTGGTACACCAGGCTTTCTAGTGGTTTCCCCTATAAGGTGTTTAGGAATCGATCCTCTTCCCTTATCTCTAGGATTATCAGGTTGCCCAAATAATTCTTTTTGACAGATATCTCTAGTAGTTTCATTAGAAGCACCACACACCCAAGATTTAATGGGCTTATCGAACTTCTTACCTTTCCACCACTTAGGGTACAATCCAGTTAGGTGAGCTGCCATCTCCATAGCTCCCACATAGGACTTGCCTACCCTATTTGCTGCCATCAATAGCCTCTGTGAGCAATCCTTACCTGCTTTATGGAATCTTTTTTGGAACTCGTAGGGTTGGTAGTAGTTTAATCTATTCTCCTCTTGTCGCTTGTTTAGCTCATGCAGGATTTGTTGTGCTCTTTCTCTAGACATAATACTCCACCTCTAATACTATAGATTTTTTTTAATATTGCAAATCAAATCGGCATATCTTGTGTTTTTATTTATTCTATACCACAACATGTAGTAACTCTAAAGAAACTACAGAGAAACTACACCCTACAGTACATAACAATACATAACATAACATTACAGAACCTATAAGGCTAGTTATAGATAGTAGTAATATGTAGTGATATATTTTATTAGTATTGATATTACCCTCCAGTATAGGAATGGGACTATATATATAATCTGATCTGACAATAGGGGGTTGCCTTTCTCTTATATAATAATATTCTAATCAATGACTCTCTCAATATTATTCTTTTCTTATAAACAATCTTTATTATTCATATATAGCGTCTTTAGTTTCTTATCTGCTTTTATTTATTGGAGAGAGTTAGAAGATAGTAACTATTATTTTAATCTATTTATGAGATGTATTACTGATCCTTAACATGCCTATACAATCTATATATGTTTATCTGTCTATATAAGATATAGGCCTTAGAATCCTTTCTTTAAGTGGCAAATCCTATATATGCCTTGCTATTGTCTAATTACTAGCTAATTAATGATCATTAGTTATTAAGTGTTTATATATAGTAGATAATGGCTATTGGTTATCCTTTGGTTGCCGGATCTGATATTAATCTGTTATTAGACTAATATAGTGTTGCATATACTATAAAAATATATTATTGTTATTACATAGGAAATATTTAAAGCACATGATGTGCATAACAACGAGGAAAACATGAACAACATATATAAAATAAAACAAAAAGAACAATGGTATCTAAAATATAATGATGCTGGTGTTAAGATTATAGATTATCATTCTTTTGAGTATGAAGATGTTGATTTACATGAAACATTTATATGGAAACCAAATGAGTCATTTACTTGCAGAGTGATTGATAAAACTTTATACAGAGATGATGAAACTAATAAAATCAGTGGGTGTTATATAACATTGGTCTTTATAAAAAAAGATGGCACAGATGGTAATAGAAGATGTAATTTGCAAAATCAATATAGAGCAGATTTGACTGTTGGTAATTATAATGAAAGAAGTAGAGAGTTTAATGTGAATCCACTTTGGTACAATATTAAACCTCAGCACAGGTCATATTAATATAAATAACGAAAAGAGAGAGTCATAGCAATATGGCTCTTTTTTAAGGAATGATTTAACGGACAAGGATGTCCATATATAGGAATAAATAGATATGAATATAAAAGATTATTATAAATATGATGATATAAAAGAAAGTTTTAATGATTCTTTGGTTGAATACGACAAAGAAACCATTGATAAACTTATTAGAGATGGTGATCTACATCACGAGATATACAATACTGATTATTACATTATAGGCAGATATCAAGCTAAAAAATGGCTATCAGATGAAGTATTTAATGTAATTAATATCATTAAAGAATATGAAAATATGCACTTTGGCGAGGTCAATACAGATTTTTCTGATGCTGAAAAAGTAGTCAATATGTATGTTTACATTGTAGGCGAATATATTGTAAATGATTATATTGAATCTTTAGAGGTAAAATCGGCATGAATATATCAAAAGATAAAATAATTAAATATCTTATATCTGAGATAGATAATAATAAAATAGTTACTAGAAATGGGACTGTTTTTATTAAGAATGTTTCAGATAATAGGGTATTAGTGGCGACATTAAATTATATACGAGGTGATAAATGAAAAACTTTTTAATAGATTTTATGGCTAGTGAAGTAGAACGTAGAACTTCATGCGATTTTAATATTTTATATGAAGATGATAATTTCAAAAATTTAGCTATAAAACTATGCAAAAAAATAGATAACTCTAATTACTTAGTGATTAGTGAAAAATTATCAGAATATGCAAATAATAACTTAATTTAATAGATAGGAGTGTAAAACAATGAATATTAAAATATTAGAGAATAAGCCTACATGGGAGTTAAAAGCAATGATAAAAGCCTTAAAGCTTCCTATATCTAGCTTTTTAAATAGTGATGATGATAACTTGCGATTGAAAAACGCCAAGAAAGTATTAAAAGATCGTAAAAATAGGAGTAAATGAGATGACTATAGATAAATTTATAAATGAAAATTTTATAGATGATAAGTGTAAAATAGCAGATATGCTATTACTAACAAGAGATCAATTTTTAGATAGTTATAGCTATTTAACTGAAGATGAATATAACAACACTTATAATTTAATTTTAGATTCTTTAAAGTTTGGAAGTGAATCCATAAAAGAATTTAATTTAATACATAAATAATCATATATAACCATATAACCAGTATATTTAATTATATACTGGTTTTTTTTACGCATAAATAATTACAAGGTACTATCATAAGCGACTAGTAATAAAAAGGTCAAAATCGAGCTGTTACGAGCTAAAAAAACTGATATATCCTATCAAATCAACTATAAATAACAGTTACTGAATTAAATAGCCTAGTATTAATTCTAAAGATTATTAGATTGAATTATGGTAAGCGACTGAGATTGAATTTAGTTACAGCTTAGATTGAATGAATTAATGAACGACTGAGATTGAATGGATCACTTCCCTGTGATCCTATGAGGAAAATTAAATATTGTACTTTTTTTTGTGAGCTTTGGC